GTCCAGCGCCACCCGCACAGGCCACCCGTAGCTGTCGATGCTGATGACCGTTCCCAGCGCCTCTTCCAGACTCAGGCGGGAGCGAACCCGAGCGCCAACCTTCAGCTCCTTCTTGGGGGCCTCTGCGGGGAGCAGGGTGAGTTCGTCTGCTCTGCACGACCACACGTCTTCGCCAGGAAGTTCCACCTCAAAGGGGTAGCAATCGATCAGGTGGTTGATACTCACAACGGTGCCGATTCCGTAGGACTTTCCGGAGCGGTGGCTGATGAACTCCACGCGGTCACCCACCTGAAACTCACGCTCCAGTTTCGCTGGAGTTTCCGCAGTCTCAACCGGGGCGCCCAGCACATAGCGCGCATAGGTCTTCCCGTTCGGGTCCTTCTTCATCTCCGTTTCGATGTTAAGACCCCGCTTGCGGAGCGTATCGATGGCCGTAGCCAACCGGAAGATGCCGAAGTTGCTCAGGGCTTCCAGCGGGGTGATGCTGCGGCCCGACTCCAGATAAGCCTGGATGTTCTGGATGCCCGATTTCTTCTTGAACACGTTGTTGCTGACTGACTTGCTCATGGTCTGATCCTTAGATGAGGTGGAAGTACAGCGCGAAGTTCGCTGCTGTGGTGACACATACGAGGGCTACGATGAAGAGACCCTCGCGCTCAGTGATGGGGCGGCTCATTTGGATTGAACGCAGATGAAGCGAGCGTCTTTAAGGGTGTTCTTTACAAGGGCCTGCGACTTATCGCCAGCAGCCACACAGGCAGCCTCAGTGGCAAAGCCGGGGACGCTGGTGAGGGCCACGCTGTCTCCCTTGGAAAACGAGCCTGCGTACAGGAACAAAACGAGAATGAATGACAAGTGGAACTCCTTGAATATGTGTATCCCTGCCCAGCGAGGGCATCGGGACCGCCTAGAGAGGACTTAGTAGGTGAAGGAAGTGCGGATGTACGGCTGGTCGAACAGCTTGCGGAGCTCCTCGCTCAGCCATGCTTTAAAGCGGGTGAACATATCCAGACTCCTGGAGGAACTGCTTGACCGAGAACTGCGGGCAGCTTGTGGTGGCGTTAGGGAGGTCCCTATGCCCCACTACGATTGCCTGCGGGAACTGCGTGTGGAGATACGTTAGGAGAGTCAGAAGGTTCTCCCGCTGGTCCTTCGTGAAGTTGTCTGCGGGGCTGCCTTCCTGGTCCATACCGCCAGCCAAGCAGATGCCGATGGATTGACTATCGAATCCCGGAGCGTGGGCACCGATTTGGTCCAGTGAGCGGCCCGTTTCGATGTTCCCCTTGCGGTCTAGGATGAAGTGATAGCCGACCCACAGGCGCCCTTTAAGGCGATGCTGGCGTTCGATGAAAGCCTTGTTGACTTTCTGCCTTGGTTTTGTATTTGAACTGTGGATAACAATGTAGACCACAGATTCAGTGGTCAGCGAGGCCATCAGTGAAGCGTGTCCAAGTCAGCGGGTTCAACACCCACGAATTCGAGAGCCTCCCAGAGGTCGTGCGCCGTGCTGTGAATCTCTTCCGAGATGTTCCCGATGCTGGACAAGAAGCACGCTTCGTACAGGATGCTCAGGAGTTGGCCCGCTTGCTCTGCATCGAGGGTCAGCTTGATGTTGCCGTTCTTGGTGCTTTCTGCTTTCATTTGATTTCCTTTAGCCAAGCCTCTGGAATCCACTTATCGGAATAGAGGAATCCATTTTTCTCACACCACATGGCGTAAGTTGTCTTGGAGGTCTTGGAGATGGTTGATTTGGAGCGACTGAACACAAAGCGGATGTCTAAATCCGGGTTCTGTGCCTTTACTAGGAGGTGCTTCTTGCGGTCTGCGGTCTCAAATTTTCCCTTGGTCTCGATGTAGATACCATTGGGAAGCCGGAAATCGGGAGTGTACTTATGGGGAGTCGCTGGAGTGACGTAGTGAATCTTCTCCTCCTCATAGGCCGCTTCGATTCCCGCTTGCTTCAACTGGTCCGCTACCGCTTCCTCAAGTCCACTTCGATAGGCTGCTTCGAGGTGGCGCACTGCGTAGGCGTTACGCGGCATGGCGAGCCCCCTTCGAGGAGTTGGCGGCCTGCGGAATCACTCTCCAGTTCTTATGCCAGTGGAGACCTCGGACACTCTTTCCCTTCCCAGGGATGATGTGGTCAACACTGAAGCGTGCTCCAGCGAGCTTCGTTAGGCGCTCGGAGAGGTCGTGTGCTTCTACCCACGCCAACTCATCGAGTTCCCCATACCAACTGGGGACCTGCGAGGCTTCCCAGCGCCTGCGCTTGGTGACGTAGCTCACAGGGTTCTTGGCTTCCCAGTCGATTCGCCAAGCGTGTTGGCGTTCTGGGTTTGAGAGGCGCACCTTGCGTGCGTCCGAGATGCAGCAGGTCTTACATTTGTTCAGCGTTCCGTCCTTCATCATTGGGTGAGCGTAGAACTCACCCTTTGCCTTCTCAACGGAACACCGGATGCACCGCTTAAAACTCGATGTCATCGTCCGCGCTGTCTACTGCACCCTTCGTGCTGCCTGCAGTTTCTTCCGGGAACTCTTCATCGCTGCTCGCTTCGTAGCCAGCTTCTGCGCCAAAGCCGAAGCTCGATGCGCTGCGCGAACCCTCAGATACGAGGTCGATAACCTGCACCGCCTGCAAGCGGAGGCTGAGGCCTGCTGCCCCCGTGCCCGGAATAAAGTACGGGCTCGCTTGGAACGAGACCTTTCCGATTGTGCCGCCCCAGATGTTCGGAACGTTCTTCAGAACCGTGCCCTTAGCATCGAACACCGAGGGCTTCCGCGTCCACGCATCACCCTTCTTGTTCTTGCCGCTCGCGGTCATCTTGAATTTGAAGATGAGGTTGCCGGTGGGCTCTTCCGTGTCCTTATCGTACTCGGTGGAGAAGAGGTCATTGCGCGTGACTTCTTTGAGCTTCTTACGGCTGCCAATCGGGAGCTTCTCGAATTCCTCTTCAGCAGCTTCGATGGCCTTCTCGTATTCCTTGGTCAGCTTGTCGATGAGCGGCTGCGCTTCGTCTTCCGTCAGCACAAGGCTAACCTTGTATTCACCTGCGGGCTTCGGGAACTTCTCGTTGCCGTAATCGGGCTTCGAGAGGGCCGGGAACTGGAACGTGCCTGCGGGGGTCGTGCCTTGGAAAATCTTGGGTTTCTTATCGGTTGCCATTTAGATGCCTTGGTTGGTGAGGTTGAACATGCGTTGCTCTTGGTCCACGTTGATGCCCTCATTGAGCATCGTGTGGAGCAGCGGTTGGGGGAGTGCGCGGGCTGCTGCCCAGTGGGCTTCTGCTTGGCAGATGAGGTAGTCGTGGTAGGTCATTCCTGGTATGCCTCTTTGTAGGCCGCATCAAAGATGGGGTCCAGTAGGGTGTTCACAGCTCTCTGGGTTAGCTCGAAGGTCGTGAGGCTAGCGATGCGGCCATGCGAACCCATCGCAGCTTCTGCAACCTGAAACGGACGGTTAGCTACAGCACCCAGAGCCATCAACTCTTCGCGGGTGTTGACCTTGATGTGGAACACGCGGGGCTGGAACTGCGGCTTCTGTGCCTCTTTCAGTTCAGCCTTAAGCTGTTCGATGGACTGCTCGTGGTTGCAGATGTACTGCTCATGCGCGGCAATCGACTGCTTGATTGCAGTGATTTTCAGTTCGTTCATGCTTGGTCTCCTTGGGGTTCTTGTTCAGCGGCTTCGAGTTCCAGTGCGAGGACCGAGCGGTACTCATAGAGAGCATCGATTTGGCCGTCCACGCGCTGCAGTTCTTGCAAGATGCCGGTAATGAGCGGTTCGTTCACTTCAGTTCACCTTTAACGTAATCGCGGAGGGCCTTGGTCTCCCGCGTAAAGAACCCATCGGCATCCTTAGCCACCCTCGTGGCCTTGCTGATGAGTTCGCTTGGGTCCAACTTGAGCTCCTCGCAGATGACCGTGAAGAGCACCGCTACGCCAGCCACCTGCTTGTGTCGCGGGTAGCTTTGGATGGCCGATACGGCTGCGTATGCGGACTCCACGGCGTGGAAGGAGATGATTGAGTTGAGCTTGTCCTTGTCCATCAGTTGATGAGTCCTTGTGTGCGCAGCTCGAAGTCAGCCTTCATAGCCGCGAATGTCACGAAGCCATGCTTACGAGCAAAGCGGTTCAACTTGCGGGTGTGCTTCGCGCCTTCACGCTTGCCGCCTACGGTGGACAAGGTGCGGACTACTGCTACAGCTTTGGATTTCATGAGGTGGTCCTTGGGGGAAATTTGGGACAGCGGTTTGGTTCTGCGAGAGTGAGGGTTTAGACGCGGTTCGCTGCGAAGACAGCCCGAGCGAAGCCCATAGGGGTAGCGCTGCGGAAGTTCATGCGGTCCTCTCCGGGGGGCGCCATGTGGATGCGGTTGTCAGGAAGCCCCAGCGGTGTAGCCCACTGGCGCTCTGGCATGACGAAGCCATTACCCGACCAGAGGCAGGTGTTCTTCGTGTAGTTGTCCCCCGGGCACAGCGCGTTGAACTCCCAAGGGTGGAATGAGTGCTGTGGTTTCCCGAAGATTCCCGAGAAGCCGCTTACGGGGTTCTCGAAGAACCATGGCGCCCCCGAGAGTTCGCCAATCATTCGGCACTGCTCGGCCACGATGGCTGCCTTGGCTTGGAAGTACGGGTCCTTCTTGCGCTTCTCTTCCCACCAGCGGGCACCAGATACGGCCACATCAGTGCAGGGAGGGAAGCCAGCCACGAAGGCCAGGCGGTCTTGCCTTACGAGCTCTCTGATATAGGAGAGGGTCAGTGCGTCAGCAATCACAGCCCCGATGCGGGTCACTTGGCCCACCGTGGAGACTCCTCGGGGGTGCTGCGGGTCAACCAATACTGCGTGATAGCCCGCTGCCACCCACGGGTCCGTCATGTGCCCCGTGAGGTCACAGAGGGACAGGATGGTGTCTCTCATAGGTGTTCCTCTGAAAATGAAAAACCCCCATCCGAAGATGAGGGCCGTTTGGTTCTGCGAGAGTGAGGGTTTAGCCATTGCGCATCAGAAACACATACGCAAGTGGAACGCCTCAGGCAAAGAAATACTCCGATTGGAGGACCAAATTCAAATCCAGGTTGCCCATCGGGGGCAGTTCGGGAATCTCAGCGGCCAGCGCTTCAGGCAACTGGGCGACCAACTGAGCCTTGAAGTCTGCCAGCACATCTCCGCTGTACTGGTCCACGAACGCCTGACGGAGACAATCGCGGAGAGCCTCAGCGGAACCCGCATGGCTGCCATAGCTATCGTGAATCATTGCGAAGTCCGAGATGCCTGCATCAATACAGTAGGCCACCGTGCGCATCATGTGGGCCGCATCGAGGGAGTGGATGAAGTTCGGGGAGATGCCTGCAGATTGCTTACGGCCATCCAGCTTATCACCGTCGCTCTTCAGCATGAGCTGCACACGGACACCAGCAACCACCATGTCCAGGCGCTTGCCCACCTGTTCGCGGTAGCTCTGGAGCACCAGCAGACCACTCGGGGTATTCCAGTGGACCGGGAGGCCGTTGGACGCTGCCACGCGAGCGGCTTCCTTCAGCCAGTCCATAGCCAAGTGAGCGGCCACCACCACCTTACCGATGGCCTGATAGTTCGTGTTGGCGAGGTACTGACAATCCTTCAGGTCAGCGGCAACTTCAGCACCGTCAGCCTTCATCTTCTGGAAGACACCCTCAATCTGCTGACACATCCCACGCTTGGTGGCACCGTAAGGCGTGGTCATGGTGTTGGGCTTGGAGAGCTTGCGGGTCATCTTACCGGCCCACTTCTGGCCCATCTCGATGCCTTCGTCAGCGTCAGCCTGCATCAGCATGTTGGCGGCCTTCGCCACTTCACTGTAGATGTCACTCGGCTTATCGCTGGGGACCAAGCCAACCGCAGCGCCCCCCACTTCATCCCGAAGGAGGGCCGAGAAGTTCTGCAGGCCATTGCAGGCGCCATCCCACGAGCACGGGAGGTGGCTTACGAAGTCCTCTTGATCCTTACCGAGGTCCGTGTGCATCGTCAGGGCCAGCCACTCGTAGCAGAAGGCCAGGAACATGTACGGGCTGTCAGCATCGGCCCACCAGCGGGAACCATCCAGCGGGTTGATGGCGGCCTCCAGGATTTGGTCCTGATGGTCGATGACCCACTGCACCCGCTCATCGAAGGTGACCTTGTCGATGCCGAAGGTGTTGGCACCGTGGATGGCCAACCAGCGAGCACCATTGTCCCCCAGTGCTTTCCCTTCCGAGAACTGCAGGAGCGCCTTGTCGCTATCGGCACCCTGCGGGTTCAGGAAGGTAGCCACCGGGTACGCACGGCCACGCCAGTCCAGATTGTGAACGTAGTAGAAGGCTTCGATGTTTTCGAACTTCTCGGCCATCCACAGCTTGCTGGACATCGAGGCCCGCTTGGATGCTGCGCGGATGTTGCCCTCATACACCTGTGCTGCCTGCTTCTTCCACGCCTTGAGCTCCTCCGGGTCAGGCGTATCGAGGTCAAAGGTCTTCGTAGGGAGGGGCATCGGGTCCCGGTGGGGCAGCTTACCGAGGCGGCCACCGTTGTCCCAGACTTCCTTCATCACATGCAGGATGGCCGTGTTGATGGCCCACGGGGTGTCTTGGAGGGCATTGACGGCCTTGTAGACCATCGGCATGGAGACCTGCTTCAGGTCCTCCAGGTAGTTTCGGTTGCCAGTCTTGATGAGCGGGAAGCGCATCGGCTTGGTCAGGTAGCCACCACCGAACGGGCTGGTCCAGGGGCGCGGCTTGACCACCATAGGCATAGCCATAGGAGACATAAGGGCACACCGAGCGTGGCCGTTGGCGAGCCACTTGGCGGTTTCTTCAGTGGGAACCACGATGTGCGGGGTGTCATTGGCGCCACGGACGAAGGTCTGGACCTCCACAAGGCCCGTAGCTTCCTGAAACATCGAGATGAGGGCCATGCCCAAGCGCACCTTCTCTGACTTGCCCCACTTAATCGGCGTGATCTTCGCGTACTTCTGCTGAACGCGCAGGACGATGTGACGGTGGCGTTCGTCCCGTGAGTTCTCAATCTTCTTGAGGAGCTGGCGGTACAGAGCAGGCTCAGCCTTCTTGAGGTCATCGAAGTTGAGGCAGTCTTCGAGTCGATTGGCAATGTCACCAGCAACAGCACCGACCATAGACATGCTGGAGATGTGATTCATGACAACCTTGGCGGTAACAAATGCCACCAACTTGCGGTCGGGGAATTGATCCAAGAATCGCACCACGCCTACCGAACGGTTTGCCTTCCCAGACAGCCCTTCCTCGATGAATTTGTCAATGACAAGCGCAGTCGGCTCTACCGCAGCCTTAATCATCTGAAGCCCAGGCGGCATCGTATCTTCCCCCTGCTTCAGCGCTTCGTTATATCGCTTCATTCCGAGCCCGATGCTCTCTTCTTCAAGTTCAATCTGGAGAGCGTTCAGGTCGAGGGTGGAAGTGTTTGCGGTCATGATGGTATTCCCTAGTGGATGTCGGCAGCCAATAAAAACGCCTCCTGCGTCGAACGCGGGAAGCATTGAAAGTTACTTTCCTACTACGGTAAGACTATACCGCAAGTGATGCGCGAGTGGAACACTTTTACTCAAATATGTGTCCAATTCTCGCGCCACTGAACTGCCTCAACGGTACGGACTGTGACCCCATATTCAGTAGCGATGACATCCCGGGCGCGTGCGTCCATCCGGATAGCCAGAACCTTCTCCTCGTTCAAGCGTGCGCGTGGATGTGCTGAGCCTTTCGGGTGCCGTTGACGGCCCTTCGCAATCTTGTCGGCTACGTTATCCGCATTGGTCCCGATGAAGAGATGCTCCGGATTGACACAGCCGGGGTTGTCGCACTTATGCAGCACATGCCCTCCCTCAGGGATTGTCCCGTTGAAGACCCTATAGGAGAGCCGATGTGCCCCTTCGGATTTTCCTTGCACCTTTACGCGCCCATAGCCCTTCTGATTCTTACTCTTGGTCCAATTCCAGCACCCATTCTCTGGGTCAATCTCAACTCGTTCTTCGATGTAATTTTTCATGGTTGTGTATGTGTGTCTGCACCTTATGGTCACACCTGAGACATCAATCGATTATCTATAGGGTGAATCTATCCATATTGCAAATAGATGAAGGAAATCTATAGGTCATTGATTCTGTGGTCTTCCCACAATACGGAACTTAGCCTAGCAGTACCAGTACTAGGATAACTGCCAACAGGATGTCAGCGTTCGTCCTGCGAGAGTGAGGGTTAAGGCCGTATGGGAATCAGAGGGAACAACAGGAGGGAGACTTTTGGAAAGAGCTTTGGTCACAAACTTGGTCACGCGTATGCGTAAGTGGATGTGCCAGATGGGGAAACTATCGTGTAACTGCCTGATTTACAACGGGTTCAAGTCGGTCATGACATGCTCCTATGGCCGTTGCCCGAGGACGACCCATCCTGCTCGGACAGGTCACCAGACAGACACTTATTGTTTAAATTCAGAGACTTAGGCTGCTTCGCTAGAGACACCAGGAGTGCCCTTTTGGTCACTTTCGGGCACACTTTGGTCACAGTTTTGGTCACACGCTGGAGCCCCAGTAGCGGCCAGAATATCAGCAACTTGGCGCAGCCCCGAGGCACTCACATGGATGTACTTCTGGGTGGTCTTGAGTGACTTGTGGCCTAACATCTGCTGAATCAGGGGAGCCGATACGTTGGCATCAGCGAGCCGTGAGCCTACCGTATGACGCAGCGTGTGCATCACGAACTCGGGGTCATCAGCGAACCCCATCTCCTCCCTGACCCACCTCCAGGCCCTCGTTGCGGAGGTCTCTGAGAGCATCCCAAAGGGCTTCGAGAGGTGAGCTCGGGCTGTCAATACGTCCAACACTCGGGGCGTCATGGGGACACCACGGGGCTGCTTGTTCTTGGTCACCCACAGGACAATCTGCTTCTCGGGGAGGCTGAAGTTGGCCCGTGTGAGACTCAGGCACTCGTTCAGTCTCATGCCGGTATCGGCCAGTACCTTGATGAGGTCCGCTACGTCAGCGTAGAGGTCCTTGGGGGCCTTCTGGAGCCTCTCGATAGCCTCAGCCACCTCCTCGTTGGTGAAGCGGCGCTGGCGGCCCTCTGCTACCTTGGCTCGGACAATCCTCGGCTTCACCAATTTGTCATACCCCCAGTTGTCCAGGGCTTCGTTGAACAAGACTGAGAGTTGGGACACACGCTGGTTGATGGTGGACCCCGCCTTTCCTTCCTTGGTCATCTGCTCGATGAAGCCGTTGATGGCCTCACGGTCGATGCTGGACAGCTTACGGTCAGCCGTGAAGTAATCCTCGATGGCCCTCCGGTTCTTATCGATGGTCCGCACGTCTGGACTATCCCGCCAGGGTTTGTATTCCCGCTTGGCCTTCTTGTAGGCTTCCCCGAGGGTGGGCCCATAGTCAGCGATGGACTTCTTGGAGGCAACCTCAGTGACCCCAGCGAGGAGCTCAGCTTCCTTGCGCTTGGCTTCCTTCTTGTCTGTGGTGCCCAGGGACTTGCGCACACGCTTCCCATCGACGTAACCATCGAACCACCATACATCGCCCCGTAGCTTCATAACCTTCCCCATTGGGTAAACGAAAAAGAGCCACCCGAAGGTGGCCCAGTGCTGCTCTCTCTCAGGCTCTTACTGCTGGCCTTGTTCTGACGAATCTACCCAGCTTCTCGTCAATGTGCTCCAGGATGGCCTTCCCCTCATCGGTCAGACTCACAATCTTCCTGCTGTAATTCGTTGGGTCCTCTGCGGTGGTCACTAGGCCCAACCCGTGGCCCATCGCTTGGTTCCCTCTGCCCAGTGCTGCAACACTCCGGGACATCACAGCTTGGCCCAGACCTGTGGCCTCTTGGTACTCCCTGAGGGACCGGTCCGGGTTCGCTGCAATCTCCGCAAACACCACTACCATATTCGGCGGTACATCCTGCTTCTCCATCTTCTCTGCACAGAGTTGACGGAAGATTTGTAGGACTTCTGCGGCTACGTGTAATGCTGTGGTGCTGCTCATCACTCATCCTCTAGATATTATTTTAGGTGCTGCGGCTGATGACCAAGAGCCACCTCCGCAGAATCAGCAGTTCAAGACTCCCGACATCGCGTATCGATTCCAGCAGCGCAATCTTCCGACCGTTGCGGTCTATGTAGTCGCGGCAAACGTGGACATCGAAACCAGCAAGTGACAGCAGCATACAACAGTTCCTCGTGAGGAGAATACTACCTAGTGAATGTGTTTTTCGTATTTGTTAAAACTTGTAACGGGCCTTGCAGCAACCTTGGAACGCATCATAGGACCCAATTGGTCACACCTTACGATGAGTTATTCCTATGTAATCTCCTATATACATAGTATTGACAAAAGTACCGTTACCGTTTGCGGGGTCCACGGGATATAGACGCCCCATTGATGCTCGCAACATGCTTAATTACAGGATTGTTACCGTGCTATTGCACTGACTACTTCAAAAACCTGAAGGAAATCCCCAGACACCTTGGGCCTTCCTTGAGGGTTCTGTAGGGGTTTGTACTAACACCCCTGTTGTGCTTCCGCCACAATTACCTTTCTGATTAGTTGACGCGGGTAACTTTTACCCACCCTTGGGCCGTAACAACTTGGACGCTGGGCACCCCTGGGCCTAACTTGGTTTCGCCTAGCTGGGCCCTCTCAAGGTCATTAAACCCGAGGACACAAGCGGCAAATCTTGCCATCTCGAATGCGTCCCTCTTGACCCTCGTTTTGGTACGGCAGGTGTAGCCCTTGATTCCGTGCGCTTCTATCAGGTACGGCATGAATCCCCCTACGGCTTGAATACAGCCCCGCTACGGGCTTGGATGAGATGTCCTAGTGGATTGCTAGGGGTAAACTGAAGGAAGCCCGCTAGGGGCTTCATATGGGGACCTTGGGTTTGGTGCGTTTGGTCATGTGCTGGACTCCCGGGCGATGGCGGAATCAATGGCGGAATCGAGCTCATCAGGTGTGCACCAGAACGCAAAAGTCATGAGGGACCGCAGCGCATTAAAGGCAATGCTCCGCGCGCCTCCTCCCTGGACGATGCCTTGCCGACTGCGCGAACCGCTGCGTAGCCACCGATACCTCGCCGCGTCCCTTTCGTTGCGCTCCAGTTCTGCCTCTAACTGGTTTTGCTCCTGTGCGTTCATCCTTACTGCTCCCTAATAGCGCGATGAATGAAAACCTTGGGTTCCTCATGCGCGGTCAAAAGGCCCCGCACGGAGTCCAGGAGGATGCCGAAGGTGGTAGCCATGCCCAGGACTACGAGGACAGCTACAGCGAAAGCACAGGGGATACTGAGGGCATCGAACATGTAATGAGCTCCGGTAGAGAGGCCTAGACGATTCGCTAGAGAAACCAGACGGTGACCATCCGGTTTATCTAACGGGCTCTAGAGGTGGACTAGAGCCAGTCAGTATGTGTTGCGCTAGTGGAACGGTTAGAACGAAGTAAGGAACGCAAGCATCTCTGCGGAGAACTCCCCTTGTTCATCAAACACGCTGAGCGCGTCCCCATCCTCAGTGGTCAGGTACAGGGGCCACGCTTCGCGGCTATTCATGGGGCGCCACAGTGAGCACTCATTCCCGCGCACCAGAAGGACCACGTTAGCGAGCGTCAGGCTCCCGTCGTCTTCATTCATGCACACATCAAAGGCCCCGCCGTCATGCTCAAGGGCTACATCAGGTGCGTTCAGTGTTTCCAGGTTGATATAGATGCGACCGTAGCACTTCAGCAAGTTTGCTTCGTTGAACAGGTCACGCGGGATGACTCGCATATAGGACATGGCTCGATACTCTCTTAGTGGTTGCTAACGTAAAACAGAGCGGGCACTGCGGCGGCCTGTAGAGCTCTGAAGGCATCTTCGAGGGTATCGAAGGTCAGTATTATCTTGCCGGACAGCGAGTGAATCAGTTTGTACATGACATCACCTAGTGGAATGGTTAGGCCAAGTCATCGATGCATTGGCGGATGTACTCTGCCGAATCGAAGAACCCTTGCTTGTCCGCTTCGTTTGCTTGCATCTCACAGTAACGCTTGAAGCACTCAGTGTCATGGTTGAACGCAACTACCTTGCCCTTGCAACCAGTAACAATCGAGATGTATCCGCATTCTGCTACCCATTGTGCTTCGGTCCATTTGCTCATGTTGGTAACTCCTGGTGTGTTGTGTTTCTCTAGTGGATGACTGAAGCGTAACTGAAGATTCCCTACAGTTCAACTATTATTCTCTTCGTGTGCTTACGGTGCGGAAGGCCCATGATCCTAGCTCCTCAACGATAGATGCCAGCGATAAGGTCAACTGCTGCGGCTCTGATGTGTTGCGAGTGTTGCCCCTTGGAGTTACTGAAGAGGAGCAGGAGGAGTGTCTGTGCTGTCTGGGACATCTTATTCACCTTTGATCTTGAGAACCAGGAAGCCCACAGCGATGCAGAACGGTGCAGCAATGATCGGCAGAAGGATGATGCCGGTAGCGAGTTCTGTGTACATGTTGTCGGCTCCTGGGTTGGTTTGTTTGCTGCGTTGGATGAACTTTAAGCGTTCCACTTGCGGATGTCAACACCCAATCGCAATAAAATCACAAAAGGAACAGATGAGGCTACAGCGGGTTGTCTGTGGGGTAGAGCTACATGGGTAGCAGGTGATAGCCAGGAAGGCGCTGTAGGGGCTCTGTGGGCGTCCTAGAGGTGTCTGTGGATGGTCTATAGGGTCTCGAAAGGGCAAAACAAACAGGTGATCCCACACACATAGACAAACAATTCAGAACTGGAACAGGATTCAAACAAAAAGGGGAGACAGCCCGGTGCTCTGGACCATCTCCCCTAGGGCGATGCGTGGTGTATCTAGTGTGAATCTACTGCCCAAGGATCACCAATCCTCAGTCAGCCCTTTAGAATCAATGGGTTAGCCTAGGGTGTGCCCAAGGATGTGACCATGTGGAGCTCACGGTGTGCCCAGGGTAGGCCAGTGGTGCAGCTAGAGAGTGCCTAGGAGGGTGAGGGCCTGCCTGCTGTGGGCGGGTGGCACGGGGGGAAGTCGCGCCCCGGCTGTGTCAGATGGGTAAACGGATTTTTGCCCAGAACTATTGGACCCCTTCCATGTACCTTAGGACAGCCCTTAGTTCATCTGCAGTTGCGTCAGTCTTGATTCGATTGGCGCGCATGGAGATGACCCGGATGTTGCCCGGGACGTAGCCCAAGCTCGGGACCATCTTATCAAGTGAGGGTGCGGTA